CTAGGGTCATTGACTCGTCTAGTGTTAAGTGCCATTAGATCTCATCATAACAGTTGCCACATACCCACCAAGCATAGACTTCTATTAGCTCTGACTCTGGAGTCTCGCTATCACATCGACTGCATTTAACAGTAGCTTCTAAATCTAATGCCAATTCTTTAACTTCCAATGCTCATAAGCCTTACATGGTGTGGAGTATCTGTGCTCTATGTAAGACAAGCCCCATCGTACCTGTGAGTACCCGTCTTGGTCTTTAAGCCACTCACTTTTACCCTGAGGAATACCATAGTGAGATCCATTAGCAGCTTTAGGATTCCATGCACTCTCTTTACCATAGAGCTTAGTAAGACATGAATACTGCTTATAATCATAATGTAAGAGGTGTAATGCATACTCTTTATAAGTAACGAATTGCATTGGTTTAGATCCACCTGCTTCAGGCATGAAGCATAGAGCTATCCCAATAGCTACTAGCACCCCCCGAGCTATCCGCCTAAGCGGCTCGGGTTGAGCCTTTGAGAGGCTCTGCCTAGTGAGCGTACCATTGATGTCAAATCCATTTGTAAAAGTCCTGTTCAGACCGCGTGTCGTTCTCATGATTACCCCCTGTGGATAACTTCTGTGGATAACTATTTGTCCGTACTGTAGAAGCCCTTACCCTTAAATACTGCTGGAGTAGCTGCAATTAACTTGATCATTGGTTCATTACAGTAGGTGCATGGGATTATTGGTCTATCGTGCCATCCGTGATAGATCTCTTGACTAAGATTGCATCGTGTGCATTTGTAGTCGTAGGCTGGCAAGTTAAGCACCTCTTTATCATGTAAGACCCACAGCTTGTGCAGCGGTCAATGTCTGCTTCTGTGGGTTCGCTAGTAATGTGACCATACTTTAGTTGAAGCAATGGTAAGAGATCCTCTAGACGGATGATGGCGGCATAGTCACGCGCATCTTCACCTTGTCCGTTGAGTCTAATAACTCCGAAGCCTAATTCCCCCGAAATGGCTGTCCGAGCTTTCAGTTGTTTTAAGTAAGCTAGAGGTTGAAATCCAGCGCGGGCTTTGACTTCAACATCGAACGGAACATTAACAACATCCTTACCATTACCCCTTCCCACACATGCGCCTGCCCACACAGTCGATAGGTACTGTGCGACAACGCGCTCTGTGCGGAAACCTCTGTGTTTCCTATGCTGGGTCATAGGTGATGCTTATTCTCACAATTCTTGCAGAAGAATAGAACTGCACCATCGTGGATGCGATCATACTCATTGACCTGTGTAAATGAATCACAATCAGAGCAATTCTCTACGCCACCATAACCGCTAAAGCTGTACACATGGCGATCAACTGGAGATCGATAAATCTCGTCAAAGTTGAACTTAGCCATTGACTGTGCTGCATTTCAAGCATTGCCATGAAACTGTACCATTGACAGCATCCTGTGATAAATCAACGAGATTCTTAATCTGAACTGGCTCATTGCACAGCTGACATGGCACAAAGGCTGACATTAGATCGACCCACTCACCATTTATCTTGATTCCGATGTTGCCCATTACACTCTCGCTTTCTGTGGTTGCCACTTACCATCTGATCCAAGCTGATACCAGACAGGCGGACAGTCAGACTTGACTCCACCTGCGTTCATTTGATTGCATTGATAACCGCCCCAAGCACGACCATTCTTCTCACCTTCACGCCAACGCATTGTCCCGTGAACACAACTGGGTGACTCAGCAGCTTCACCTGTCCCGATAATTGCTGCAACTGTTTCCATTGCCTTGTCAAGCGTGACAGGCGCATCGACTACCTTGTTATACTCATTGACAGGTGTAGTCCAGTAATCCTGATCATCTGCCTTGACTTCTTGAACAGGCGGCTTAACTGGCTTAGCAGCTACTACCTTGCTCATTTCTTCTCGGCTTGGTCTCTTTCCTTTAGGCGCATAACCTGCATTTGCAAGTGCTCTGCCGATTGCCGAAGTCTCGCAATTCTCCAATGCTGAAGTCTGATTAACCCCTCGGCTAGTAACTGTTTCCTCAGCGTACCCTGTTGCCCATGCAACGCTATCTTCAGCATTCTTAAATAGATACGCCTTAACAATGTATCGAGTAGCCTCGACAACTTCCAACTCAGTTGAAATGCGGAACGCTGGATAGTCCTTAATAAACTTTTCAAGTCTCACCTCTACTGGCTCGTAATCGGCTAAATTAAACATAAAGATCATTTTCCTCTGTAGCTAGTTGCCCTGCGAGTGCGCCATAACTGCAGAGATCGACCCAGTTGTCGATGTGTTGGGCTGATTGATTAGTCCGTGCAAGTTTAACGAGCACCATGATCCCTGCCACCTGATAGTCGTGTATCGGTGTTTGTAGGTATGCTGAGAGCAGCATTGCGGTGTGTTGCAGGTTATCCGCAGGGTGACCATACGATAAGCCACGATCACGGATCGTGTCGGTGGCTGTGAGTAAGATTTCATTGGCTTTCATTCCTGCCCCTTGATGCTACGCCCACGATGGTAACCATCTCGCACGCCCTTGTCATAGCTTCTACGCTGTACATCGAAGATCGTAATGGCGAAGCCTATCAACATTCCAATGATGCAGATCAATAACAGCTTGTCTGTGTTTGACATCTTATACCTAACTGCCCCAATGCCCTTGATTGGTGACAGACTTAGTGTGACAGAACTGTCCGACTAATCAAGCACATTCTGATAACGAAATGATAACGATTATCTTGGTCTGCCGTAGGTCTTTCCAGCCACAATGAATGTGCCATCTTTTTCGATGTGGATAAGATCAACCTGAACCTTAGCCTTGTTCACATAGATGATGGCAAATGCCTGTTGCCAATTAGCAACGCCCTTAGTGTAAGCAGCTTGCTTAAAGTCCATCAGATTGCCTACCTCGACACCATGTAGGACACGCCCTATACGACCCCCAGAAGCCTCTGAGAAGGCTGATCTGCCTGCTCTGTGGGTATGACCTGAGATGACATTCTTTCCATGCCTACGAGCCGCCTCTAGGGCTGATAAGCCCCCCTGTGGCTTGATTGGTGTGTGATCCCCATGGACTGCAATCCAGTTAGGTGCAATAGGCATAGGGTTCTTATGGAAAATGATGCCTAGTTCATCGAACTTCATGAACTTCTCAAAGCGCAGTTCTGGCAATGCCCCGAACGCTGGCACTTTAGCCATGATGATGTTATACAGGCGATCTGTGTGATTGCTACGGATGCAGTCAGTTACACCTAACTCCCAGAGCAATTCCACAGCTTCATTGCGGTCATCATCTAGGGTCTGTGCATAACTGCCCATGCGACCTTCTTCCCACTTGCTTATCTGTGGAAGGTCAATCTCATCACCAATGGTGACAACTTGGTCAGGCTTAAACTTTTTGATGAAACTAGCAAGGTTACGGGTTGCAACCCTGTCATGGTAAGGGACTTGCAAGTCCGAGACTACGACAATTCGCTTAATCGTCATCCTCATCTTCATAGTTGCCGAACTTCTCAGGATCGACAGGATCAGGCAAGATCCAATGTGGATAAGCTTGGGGTTCAGTAATCATGAACATCGCTATGTCCTCTGCAAACCCTGCTCTTTTAAGTGAGCAAAAGTACTCATAAAGCCCAATGCAATAAGCATCGAGTTTTGAGTAACCTTGTTCCTCTAAAGCCTTAGTTGCTTTTCTTGCCATGATTGAATTATCGCTCTAGTAGTATGTTATAGATCTCATCGACACGCGCATGGAGTCGCTTAATCTCTGCAAGCAGATGAGTAATGACAAAGCCAGACAAGCCACCGAGTGTGACTAGCGTGGCAATGTAGAGTTGAAAGAAATCCGTCTGGCTCACTTTTTATCAACCTCGTCAATAGCTGCTTCGAGCGCATCAACAATAATGTCTGCTGCTGACTTACGAGCGCGGTATGACTTAATCGCTTGGCGTAATGCAGGGATAGCGGCAACACCAAGAATGCCAGCAATGATGAAAATGAGATTGTCCATTAGTTTCCGCCTAACATAGATACTTGAAAAAAAGCACCATCATTGTCAGCTTCTTTCTTAAAGCTAACATGCATGTGCTTAGTGTGTTTGTTAGCCCCTGTGTACTTGCGCCACTTCCAGTTAAGGATGCGTGAGCAGATTCGTCCATCGTAAATGATGTAACTAATACGCTTGTCTGTTTTTGACTTGGATAAGGTACGAAGCTGATCAGCAAGATCTCCCATGATGTCTGGCTTACCGCCCTTGAATAAGTCTTTGTCCACATCAATGGCACGAACCCAACCTTGCTCATCTGGATTATGATCTGACTTGCGAGCAGCGTGTCTGGTATCACCGATCCAACCATCCGATGCGCGGTCACGATCTGGGAACGAGTCATCAAACTGCTCTCTTAATTGAACAGCAGCTTTACTTAATCTGGGCTTCACTTGCCTAGTTTGAGACCATCAGGAATTGGCTTTGAGTATTCCCATTTTGCAATGTAAGCACCTTGACCATCTGAGTCATCTTCTAAACGAATGCAACCACGAAAACCAAAATCTTCATTTGTTAATTCTGGATAAACTGCGATAATTTGTTCCCAAAGTCCCATTTTATGCTCCTAAATAAACTGCTGAAAAAGTACCGTTTGGCTTAGACAAGTAGAACAATTGAGTTGAACCTGAACTTTGTGCTGCAATTAGTTCTAAGTAATCACCTACGGCAAGATTAAGAACTCCACTAATAAAGACGGATGGGTATTCTGTAGCTGCTCTTACCCGTGCCGAAAATTCATCTGTCGTTCCGTTTTTTCTAATTACAAGACTACGAATTCCAGTTGTAGTGTTATCGGCATCATACAAACCTGTAATCAAATACTTTCCTGCTTTTCCAGTAGGTATTGTAATTCGTCCCGTGTTTGTAGTAGTTGAGTGAAATCCATCAGTGTCAAAATCTTCGCCGTCCCATAACAAAACTGTGTTTACGTTATTTCCTACGTTTTGATCTACACCTGTTAATTTACAACCTACGAAAGTTGATCCACCGCCTGACGGTGTTGCCCATGTAGGCACTCCACCTGCAACAGTAAGAACCTGACCAGTTGATCCAATACCCAAGCGAGCAGGTGTTGATCCACTTGATGAATAAATTGTGTCACCTGTGGTAGTCATTGGGTTAGTCATCCCAGCAGAATCGGCAGACCAGACAAAATCCATGTCTGTGTTAGTTGCCTTCTTTAGCACCTGACCTGTCGTACCACCCTTTAGATCTGCCATAGAAGCATCAATAGAGTTGCCAAGTGTGCGAATGTCTAATGCACCATTCTTGACCAATCCTGTGTTGTCTGGAGTGCTCCAGTTAAAATTAGGGGTCGTTGCCATTAGGTTAATGCTCCTGTCGCGTTGTTCCAGATAAGTGTACCATTTACGCCTGTCCAAGCTAATGAACTAGGAATTACTGTTTCCCATTGAGTCGTTGATAGGGAAAGATCTGTAGCTGTAATGTAGAGGGTGATGTCCACGAAGCTAGGTGTTGCTCGAAGTGCGACATTTTCGACAAAACCTTGAAATGTTCCACCGAGTAAATTGCTAGGCAGATTGTTAATAGACACAGGCTCACCGAAATAAACAGCAATCAAAGCATCTAACATTGCGCTAGGCATGTTTGGATTATCCAGACGGAAAGTGATAACACCTAGTTGCTCTCTAGGACTGCGCCTAAGATTAAGCTCTCTGGATGCGATGTCGGTAATGTCTGCAAGGTTCTTAATGTTAGAGTCGAATGAACGCTCAAAAAGCCCGTAAGAGGCTATGGAGTCCGAATCTGAAGTGCTGTAGGTTGATCCGTATCCTGTGGCATAGCGATAGATAAGGCTGTTACGGATGCGAGAAGTCTGAACTGAGGATGTGATAGAGGTTGGTGTTGCATACGCGCCATCAAGGAAAGTAAAGCCATTTGTTGCAAGATCGTTGGATCTGTGGTCTGCATCGGCATAAGAGACATCTCCATCCTTTTCCTCGTAAATCTGACCAAGTGCACTATTGGCAATCTGATCAGCAAGTGTCTGGCTCTTAGCACTCGCACTAGCTGCAACTGCGATCATTGTGTAAAACCCTGCATCGACTGTGCCAATAAAAGTCTCGGCTTCGTTCCATGTCGTAGTTGCTG